ACAGCCAAAATTGAAGTTGGTTGAGAATTGAAATGCAGCTCACTTTACCAAGACCTTATGCTTCCTGGCAGCAGCATCTCATCACTGAGAAGACACGGTTGATTGTTCTCGCACTTGCTACAAAGTGCGGGAAAACCTTAGGCGGTGCTGGTCGCATTGCGAACTTCAGTTTTCAGGCACCACGCGAACAAGCAGCACTTTATCGCATCATTGCTCCGACGTATCAGCAAGCCAGCATCACTTACAAATACCTTGACAGATTGTTTCCACAGCAATTGCCTCCACAGCCTGGATTGACGCCTGAACAATACAAAGCCGCGCAACATCAATGGTCGCAGCTTACGCCAGACCGCAGCGAATCACGCATGCGAATGAAGTGGAATCACAACGCTGGCATCATTCAGTGCGTTCACGCTCAAGATCCAGAACGCAGCATTGAAGGTGAGCGAACACACGGAAACCTTATTGACGAGGCTGCCAAGTGTTCAGCTCAGACGTTCGCATCGGTCATGTCAACAACATCTCAAACTGGCGGCTGGATTGCTTGCACATCAACGCCTCGTGGAAAGAATTGGTTCTATGATCTATACCGCCAATGCCAGGAACACATGGCTTGGGCCGAAAAGCATCAGAAACCTTACGAGCAGTTCTGTGCCACCGCGAGAACGATTGACTCGCCTTTTGTTGACAAGCGCGTGGTCGAACAGGCGAAGCTATCATTGCCTGATAGATTGTTCCGCCAGCTTTACCTTGCTGAGTTCATGGATGACGGCTCAGTGTTCATGGGCCACCGCGATTGCGTTGAAGGCGAACTGATTGACGTTCACGGCAAGATGCAAGCCTGGCAGGTTCCAGATGCTAAGACACGCAAGGTTGTCATTGGTGCTGACTGGGCCAAGCGAACTGACTACGGCGTCTTTGTTGCCTTTGAAGTTGGAACCTCAAGACCAAGAGTCGTTGGCTTTCGCCGATTCCAAGGCTTGGATTACAAAGTGGCCATTCGAGAGCTGTACCAGTTCACCGAGCAGTTCAATGAAGTCCTGCTCATTCGTCATGACCGCACTGGTATCGGTGACGTCATCAACGATATGCTTTCAAACTTCAGTTGCCCAATTGACCCGGTCGTGTTCACCAATGAAAGCAAGTCCTCAATGGTTGATGCCTACATGGTGGCCATCGAGACACGGAACCTTGTGCTGCCGAACTGGCTTGACCTTATCAAAGAGCATGACAACTACGACGTGAAGATGAGCGTCCTTGGAAAGCCGACCTATTCAGCACCGCCTGGATTGCATGACGACATCGTGACCGCCTGCTTCTTGGCTTGGTCAGCCGTCCTTGAGACTCAAGACCGTGTATTTGATGTTCGTTTCTTGGAAGACCTGCCAAAAACTGCGCTTTCCGTGGAGTCGTGGTACGCTAACCTCGCCGATGAAAACGATGACTTCTGACGCAATCCATCACCAACCGGAGCAGAGACAAGATGGCCTTGGTCGTGCAGCTCAAAAAAGGCGAAGCACTCAGAGTCGGTGACCAAGTGTTGATCGTAAGCGCAAGCCGTGGTGCTCGCATTGTCCTGGACGCTCCAAAAGATGTGAAGATTGAACGGCTCGGAGTCTTGCACGATGAGGAACAACGAGATGCGGAACGACAAGGAGCGGTCATCGTCAAAAGAGCGAATGAGGCGAAAGCCAAAGAGTGATTACTCGCTTCGCTACATCGATCCAAACGGAATGCCTTCAGATGAACCTTTCAACTCGGCATGGTCGGTTGAAACCAAGGCGTTCCTGACAAGCCAGAACCTGAAGGCTTTGTTCTTCAGCGAGGATTGGGTTTTCATCTGCGTCGATGCTTACGCTCAACCGATTTCGTCATTGCCGTTGCAGGTTGTTCGCAAGACCTCCGAAGATGGACAAGCTGTCGAGAAGCCAGTGCAGTTCCATCCAGTGTCTCAGCTTCTTGAGAATCCAAACCAGTTCGTTGATGGCGTGGCTTTGAAGTATTCACTCGCCTGCGACTACGTTCTCGGTGGCAACTCGTTCCTGTATCATGCCAAGCAAAACAAGCAGGCTTATCACATCAGCTTTGACCGCGTGCAGTACAAGCTCGATGGCAACGGCTTGCCTGAAAGTTACATCGTCTATCCAGACAATGAAGAAATCATTCCAAACGTGACCAAAGGCATCACCATCCAGCTTTCCGAGATGGTGCACGTTCGCAGGCCGAATCCAAGCTCACCAATCTGGGGACTTTCGCCATTCGTTCCAGGCAGACGGTCTGTGCTGTTCAATCGGTATAGCCAAGACTACCTGAACAGCTTCTACCTTAAAGGCGCGACTCCTCAAGGCATCCTTGAGATGGAACAATCAGCCAATGAGCAGTCTGTTCTCCGCTTGCTGCGATCGTTTGAGTTGGCTCACACAGGAAGACGAAACCAACGCCGCACAATGCTTTTGCCAAAAGGCGTGAAGTGGTCTGCTGCCGACCATAAGATTGCCGACCAGCAAATCACTGAACTCGTGCGCATGAACCGCGAGACAATTCTCAACACGCTTCACATTCCAAAGCACGTCGTGTCTCTTCAAGAAGCTGGCTCGCTCGGCTCAGAAGAACACAAAATGGCGCTTAAGTATTTCTGGACAGCGGCTCTGCTTCCAACGGCAAACGCTTTGGCTGCATCTTTGACCAAACACTTCCGTCAAGCCGGAATGCTGGCAGTCAATGAAGAGCTGCGATTCGACACGTCCGAAGTCGCAATCTTGCAAGATGACCTCAAGGCCAATGCTGAGACGGCAAACCTTCTTCTTCAGACACACACGCTCAATGAAGTTCGTGCTCAGGTCTTCGGTCTGCCTCCACTACCAGAAGGCGACTACACGCCAGGTGTTGCTCAGCCGTTGCCAACGCTTGGTTTGACATCAGCAGAACCAATGCCTCAGCCGGAACTGCCGAAGCTGGAGGTCATCGAAGCAGTTGAACCTCAGCCAGTACCAGAAGAACAGCCGGCGCAAGTTGAGATGCCTCAAACCAAGGAACTTGGCCGCTATGCCTCACAGGTCAAAGCAAACGAGGACAGCCTGGACGCTTACCTGAAGAAAGAGCTGCCAACAGTGACTGAAGCCGCTTTGGACTTCCTTGCTCTTGAAGCTGAGACCGCGGTCAAGACGCTGCGCTCAAGCAAAGGCATCAAGGCAGACCTTCCATCAGCAAAAGAATACAAAAAGCGTTTGGATAAGGCGCTCAAGAGCCTTCAAAAGCAATACAATGAGAAGTTCGACGAACCGCTTGAAGCCTCAATGAGCCTTGGATACGACCTCCAAGCGAACATGATATTCGACAAGCCAAGCCGTGACGCACTGCTCGCTGCCAAGCAAACAGATGCCAAAGGTCGCGCTGCTGCTTTGGAAGCTCGCAACATCGAAACATTCAAGAACGTCAGCAAGACAACCACTGACCGCGTGATGAAGATTGTCCAAAAAGGTATTGAAGATGGCCTTTCAGTCGATGACGTGGCAAAGCTGATTGTCGAGGACTCAATCAAAATTGGTGCAAGCCGCGCTCAGACGATTGCCAGAACAGAAACGCTTACAGCCGTTTCACTTGGACAGGCATCAATGATGGAACTTGCTGCCAAGGCGATTCCTGGCCTCAAGAAGAGCTGGATTACATCACAAGATGAGGACGTGCGTGAATCGCACAGAGCTGTAAACGGTGAGATTCGGGATACTGACGAAAAGTTCAGCAATGGTTTAATGTATCCAAGAGATCCGGACGGAGATGCCGCCTCCAATGTGAACTGCCGATGCGTCCTAGTGACTCTGGCTCCGGAAGACCTTGAAGATTATCGTGCTGAACTCGAAGCACTGAAGGAGAATGCAGAATGATTAAGTCAATGAAGGAAGCCAAGTTCAAAGCACTTGGCCAAAAGGCAGCAGACAACGCAGTGGTCATCGAAGGCTACGCGAATCGGTTCCTAAGCGATGCTTACAATGAGCGCATGGATCCATTGAGCGTCAAACTCGAACGCTATAAGCAAAACCCGATTCTTCTTTTCAATCACGACATGAACTATCCTGTTGGCAAGGTCATTGCCGTGGAACCTCGTGAAGACGGCTTGTTTGTCAAAGCTGCCGTCAGTCATGCCGACCACGAAAAGGTTGCCTATGTGCGCGAGCTGGTTGCCGATGGTACGCTCTGCACTTTCTCTGTGCGTTTTGCTGGCGAACAAGTGGTCGAAGACCCAGAAGTCGCTGGTGGTAAGCTCATCAAAAACTGGGAATTGCAGGAGGTATCAATCGTGTCCATTCCAGCGCAACCGGATTCAACATTCTCATTGGCCAACGCCAAGTCACTTGGCGAAGCTCGTCAGATGGTTCTCAAAGCCAAAGGCGCAATGGTCGCTCAGGTGGCTGCTGAACACATCGCCAAGCTCGAAGAAGCAGGCGAGAAGAAAGAAGACCTGCTTGAGAAGATTTCCGAGCAGTCTGGCAGTGAGCCTGGACAGCTTGCCGAGGTTCTCGCAGGCAACGTGACTCCAGTTCCAGAGCCTGTGCTTTCGGCACTCGCTTCGGTTCTTGGAATTGACGCTTCCGTTTTGGCTGAACACAACGCACACGACGTTGAGGCTCAGAAGAAGATGGACGCTGAGAAGCCTGAAGAAAAGATGGAAGACAAGCCTGAAGAAAAGAAAGAAGATGAGAAAGCAGAATATCCTCCGCTGTCCCAGGCTGTGCAAGAATGCGTCTCGGAGAAGATCCCAAAGCTCATCCAAGAAGGCAAAGAGCAAGAGCAGGCTGTGGCCATTGCAATCTCGATGTGTTCAAAGGAAAAAGGCTGTTCAGAGTTTCAACCAACTCGTGAAATGATGGCGAAGTGGCTTGATGATTGCGACAAAGTGAAGCAAGCTGAACAAGAAGGCACACCTCAAGAATCGGTCGCTGTACCGAACAAGGAACCAGAAGGCATGAACGACAACGCACTTTTGATGTTGATGAAGTCTCAGCTTGAGATGCTCGGTGCAATCTCCGTCAAGCTCGACAAGCTGGCTGAAGTGTTCATGGCCGCGGCTGAAAAGCCAAAGGTTGAAGTTGAAGTGGAAAAAGAAGAGCCTGAAGCGGAAATGCCAGCAGAGGCAGCCGAGCAAATGAAGGCCATTCTTGACCGCTACGAGGCCAAGCTCAAAGGCTTGCTCGCTTGAAAATTCTGTCCGTGTGATACACTGTTACTCGGAGCCTCATGACGAGGCGTTTAACTTTGCGGCAGTCAGCCGCTTTTTGGAGGAAGTATGTCGAATTTTGAGAAACGGCTGGCTGAGTTTGAAAGCAAAGTTCAGTCTGCTGTCGGTGAAATTGAAAAGGCCAAGTCGGCTGGTATCGTTGGTGGAGCAACCAGCTTCAGCAACCGTAGCAACAGCGACGAGCAAAAACTTCTCGCTTCTTTCGGCGCTGCAAACGTCAAGCAGCTCCTTGAAGTGAACGTTGCTCATCCTCGCTTTGCACACGTCAACGACAATCTGAAGTCTGCTGTTATGCAGCTCAAGAAAGACATGGACATCGCTCGCATGTCGGCTCAGATCTTCGGTGGCCAACCTCAAGACCGTGGCGACGAAGACCGCGCTGCTCACGTCAAAGGCGTTCTCGAAACTCCTTTCGCTCGCATGGTTGACCTCAAAGCTCGCTTGAAGAGCTTCGGTTCCACAGTTGCTGGCGACGGCGATGAGTGGGTTCCTACAGCAATCTCGGCTTCCTACATCGAAGAGTATGAGCTTGAGAAGAAACTGGCTGCTGCATTCCGCGAAATCCCAATGAGCAGCAATCCTTTTGAATTGCCTGTTCAGTATGGCGTGACCAAAGCTCGCTTGATTGGCGAAGGCGCTGCTGCAACCGACGCAAACTTCGGAACTGAGAAGATTCAATTCTCGGCACCTAAATTGGTTGAATATTACCTACTGCCAGAAGAACTAAACGAAGATAGCGCCCCAGCCATACTGGAATTGGCACGAGCCGACGTTCTTACAAGCCAAATTAGGAGTGTAGAGGACTGCATCATCAACGGTGACACAACTGGAACACACATGGACAGCGATACAACTGCTGCAAGCAGCAACCGTAAGGCTTGGAAAGGCCTCCGTAAGCTCGCTCTCGAAGCAAGCTCGACTGTTTCCTTCTCTGGCGCTGGTGTTACCAAGGCTGGCTTGGACGCAATGCGCAAGCTGATGGGCAAATACGGCACGAATCCAAAAGAACTCGCATGGGTTGTTGGCCCAAGTGCTTACGCTCAACTCCTAAACATCGACGAAGTTGCTACTGTTGAGAAGTTTGGCCCACAGGCTACTATCCTCAGCGGTGCTCTCGCTGTGTTCCGCGGTATCCCAATCGTTGTTTCTGAGTTCATCCGTGAAGACGTGAACGCTGCTGGTGTGTACGATGGCTCGGTTGTCAACCGCACTGTGTTGCACCTCGCTAACGTCCGTCGTTTCTACCTCGGTCGTCGTCGTCCAATCCGCGTCAAGGTTCAGCAAGACGCTCGTGCAGAGTACGATCGTTGGCAGTTGGTTTCTTATCAGCGCGTGGACTTCAAAGGCCACAAACAAGCTGGTCAGACCTACGCTGGTGGCGAAAGCTCAACTGAGCGTTCATCGATTCTCGGAATCAACATCCTCGCTTGATGACCTCAAGCAAGGTATGATGAGAGCAGCTTAACCGCTGCTCTTTTTTTTTGCCTTTACAAACTGAGGTTCAGATATGGCTGTGGTCAATCTGCCGCTTGTTCAAATCAAAGAGTTTGAGACAAGAGAGCTGTTTCCATTGCGTGAGGTGTCTCCTGGCACCTATTACATTCCTTTGCAAATTGAAGGCAACTCGATTCTGTCGAGCTTGCTTGTCACAGCAGTTGAAACAGACGCTTCCATTGAGGTTAATTATTTTCAAACGACAACAGGCGATGAAACTGAAGAAAGAACGCCACTAATAAGTCATCAAGCCAGAGCATCAGCTTCTAATGCTGCCGACACCATCATCGTTGCTCGTGTGCATCTTAAGCCTGTCTGCGAAGTCGTCGTCAGTGGCGGAAATGTTACCTTCGGCCTTATGGTCACGATGGTTTCCGCATTTGCGTCAGACATTGAAAGCTCTCTGTTTAAAGACGATTACATGGTCGTTGGAACTGAGCGCGGCATTCCATTGATGACTATTGATGATAATACTGGCCGAATGAAGTTTATGCGCTCCAAAGAAGGCCAGCTTATCATGCGTGAGTCTTCTGAAGGAACGCCTCTTCATCTGACTCACTCAGACCGCTTGCTTCCGTTCCAGCGCAAGGTCTGTCTGGCGCATCAGCTATTCGACAAGGCGATGAAATTCAGTCGGTTCAGCGTCGTCTCTGCAAGTGACTACCGCGTGACTGTGCAGGTCAACGGCTCTCTGGCATTGAGCGCAAGAACATCCAAGTATCAACCAACCACTGAGCTGAATCTGGATCCTTACAAGATAGCGCCAACTGGTTCTCTGATTACCATTGAGGCACATCGTTTTTCTGAAGAAGATGACGGTACATTCGATGTGTACTTGCGAGGCTATGAGTTCATCAACGAAGACGAGGAAACTATGAGCAGCTTGACGAAGGTCGTTTACAACAAGAGCGGTGCGCTCATTCTGCCGTTTAAGGCGGTGGCTTGGGAAGATGACAACTCGGTCAATTTGGCTGACTCAGACGGCCTTGGATTGGACGATTTCGCTGGTGTCACTCAAGACGGTATTGCGCACCTCGGCTATGGAATCATTCACAAGATTGGAGAAGTGCCGAATGCGCTCATTGGACTTGGTGCCATTGCAGGTCAACCGGTCTTCCTCGGCAGCGTTCCAGGCCAGTTGACGCTCACGCCTCCAACAAGCGGCACAATCTTCCGCATCGGTCGTGCAGAGCCACCAAGTGGAGCGCACACTGGCGAAGCAACATCACTGTTCATCGATCCACAAATCATCTCAGAGGCATAAAATGAGTGATTCACAACGTCAGATATTCATCGACGGAATACCGATTGAATCAGTAAAAGATGACCAAAAATTGGTAACCTTCTTTGAAGAATTTGATGATACTATTTACCAATCTGCAAACAGGAAGTTCGAGCAGTTGTGCGAGAAATACGACAAGAAGGCGACGTTGACCATTCTTGTTAAATTTGAGGAGTCGTGAATATGACCACGCAGAATTTTCAGTTGATTCACTGGGATGGTACGAAGCAAAAACGTGTCGAATCCCAGACTATGGAACTCAAGCTCGGCAAGTTGGCCATTGGCTCGCTTGCTGACATCAAAGAAGTTGGCGGAAAGCTCGACGTCGGTGGAATTATTATCACTAATGTTGGCGCTCCTGCTGATGCTTCTGATTTGACCTCAAAGTCCTATGTCGATTCAACCGCTGCGACCGTAGCGTCTGCTGCTGTTGCTCCAACTCAAGCTGATCTGGATACACTTGAGGCGTCTTTCGCTCAAGAACTTCTTGATCGCGCCGCTGGCGATGCAAGCACATTGTCCTCTGCTCAAGCATACGCCGATCAAAAAGTCGCTGACTTGGTAAACTCAGCTCCAGCAGTGCTCGACACTTTGAAAGAGCTTTCTGATGCTCTTGGTGGAGATGCAAACTTTGCCACAACAATCACAAACTCTATCGCCTCTGTTCAAGCTGAAGTCGACGCAGAAGAGACAAGAGCCATTGCCGCTGATGCTGCGCATGACTCAAGACTCGATGCAATCGAAGAAAATCTTGAAACACAGATTACAACTGTATTTGAAAATACCGCTGGTGTTTATGCTGATGGCTTTCCTGGCACACAAGACACTTCTTTCCGCGAAGGCTGGTACTTCAAGAACTTGGTCAAAGGCAACAAGATCAACTGGTACTTCTTTGATGGAGCTGCTGAAACGGCGACTGTTGCCAGCTTTGGTGCATACGCAGTTGTGACTTTTGATTCTGCTGTAAGCAAGCCGCACTTGGCTTTCTACACGAAGCCAACTGGTTCCGGTGACGTAGGTGGATGGTATAAGAGCCGTAAGGTTTATGTTGCTTCTGGCTCTCCAGTCGTCGGCGTCAAGTATCTCATGTACTTCGGAACAGAACCAAAAGTTCATCCAGAATTACCTCGATTGACAATGATTGCTGCCGAAAACTCGGTTGGGCCATTGGCTCCATCTGAAGAGATCATGACAGCAGTTCTTGGTTCAGATAGCGGATCGAACGCGAACAATGTTCAATTCGTTTGCGAAGCTGTTGGCGTCAACGACTCCAACATCAAACGCAAATTGCAGCTCAAAATTCGCAAGGCTTCTGAAGCTGCTTTGCAGGCTGAAATTTCACGCGCACAAGCTGCTGAGGCGGCATTGCAGTCCAGCGTTTCAACAAATGCTTCTGCAATCTCTGCCGAGACAACTCGCGCAACAAATGCCGAAGCGAGCCTCACTGCTTCCTTGAACGCATTGAGTTCGACTGTTTCTTCTTTGTCTTCTGGTTCTGCCGCTGACATTGCCGCTGAAGAAGCTCGTGCTCTCGCTGCTGAGGCTGTTCTTCAAGGTGAAATTGATGCCGTCGAAGCAGACCTTGCACAAGAAATCCTCGACCGCGCCGCCGCTGTTTCTGCTGAGCAATCACGAGCTGAAGCTGCTGAGCTTGCACTGCAAGGCGAAGTGGACGCTGTTGAAGCTGATTTGGCTCAGGAACTCCTGGATAGAGCTGCTGCTGATACAACTCTTCAAGGCAATATCGACGCCGTTGCTGGCGACTTGGCACAAGAGCTTCTCGACAGAGCGGCTGCCGACACAGCGTTGCAAGGTGAGATTGATGCGGTTGAAGCTGACCTCGCTCAAGAGCTTTTGGACAGAGCCGCAGCCGTTGCAGCGGTTCAAGCTGAAGTTGATGCCGAAGAAATTCGTGCGGCTGCTGCTGAGTTGGCCCTTCAAGGTGAGATTGATGCCGAGGAAACTCGCGCATTGGCCGCTGAAGCTGCAATCCAAGCTGAAGTGGATGCTGAAGAACTCGCTCGTGCGGCAGCAGATACTGCTTTGCAAGGTGAAATCGACGCTGAAGAAAGCCGCGCACTTGCCGCTGAGTCGGACTTGCAAGATGAAATCGACGCCCTGGAAGTGGTCGTTTCTGAACTCAACCTCATCAGCAAGACTGCCGACGCTGCAATCTCTGCTGGCAAAGTCTGCTATATCAAGTCGAATGGCAACATCGACCTCGCTGACGCTGACTTGGATATGAGCGACTCTGCTCTCGTGATTGCTTCTGAAAGCATTGCTTCAGGCTCTTTTGGCAAGGTCGTCATCAAGGAAGGAACCGTTGTCGGTGGCTTCTCTGGACTTGTTCCAGGCAAGAAGTGCTTCGTTTCCAAGACCGCTGGTGAAGTGGTTCAGGCTTTGACAGGCTTCGAGTCAGGCAACTCAGTGTACTGTGTTGGCCGTGCTATCTCTGCAACAGAGATTGCGTTCCAGCCTGTCTATGAGTTTGAATACTGATTGACCTGGCGAGGTGGAGAAATCTGCCTCGCCTTTTATCAAAGGATTGACCAATGACTCAGCGACTCATTGCGGTCGATGACCAAACAGGAAAGCGCAGTCTTATCGCTGTGCCTTCCGGTGGTGGCATTGATCCAGACGTTCAAACATTCGCAGCCGATGGAACTTGGACAAAGCCAAACGGCTGCAAGCAAGTGCGAGTCATTCTGATTGGCGGTGGCGGAGGCGGAGGTTCTGGTTCTTACGGAACAACAGGCACTCAATGCGGTGGCGCAGGAGGCTCTGCTGGCCAGGTTGTCATCAAAGACCTCGTGGCAAGCGACTTGGCTTCAACCGTTGCCGTGACCATCGGAGCAGGTGGCGCAGGCGGAGTTGCTGTCTCAACCAACGGCTACAACGGCAAGGATGGAACGGACGGTTCGCTTACTTCATTCGGTACACATGGCAAGGCATTTGGTGGTAAAGCTGGCGCAGGCGCAGGCAAGTTCTTATCTGGACGCATTACCATTCAATTCGCAGAAGGTGGCGCTGCAAGACCTGGTGGAACACGAGGCGCAGGCGGAAGAACGACTGCCGGAGAATCGGCTGCTGACACAACCGAAGCACCAGGCTCAGGAGGCGCAGGCGCAGGCATCACGACAACTGGACTTTCTGGCGGTTCCGGTGGAGTCAATCAAGCTGGTCTTGGTGGCAACGGCGGCAACGGTGGCGCTTCCAAGGCAACTGGCGCAGGTGACGCTGGTGTCGCAGGCTCAGGCTATGGAGCAGGCGGTGGAGGTGGTGGCGCGTCAAAAGGAACGGCTTCCGGTGCTGGTGGTAATGGCGCATCCGGCTATTGTGTCGTAATCTCGTACTGAAGGAGAATCCTATGAAACTGAAACTTGTTGAACTCGACCATCTCGTTGTCTTCCTTGAGCCGAAATACGTTCTCATTGAAGGCGAAGTGGAAGTCTCTGACGCTGAAGGTCACAAGCTGCTTGCTCAATACGCTGGCAAGCTCGAAAAGGTCGAAGAAAAGAAAGCAGTCGCTGCCAAAGCCAAAGTGCTGCCAGAGGTAAAGGATGAGCCTAAACTCTAATGCGCTGTGTACCATTGCACAGTGCAAAACTTATCTCGACATCGCATCTGCTGATACTTCTCAGGATGCAAAAATAGAACAGCTCATCAACGCTTCGTCGTCGATGATTGAAAACTATCTTGACCGAAAACTTATCTATAATCAGTATATTGAACTGCACGATGGTCGAGTCAATGACCGCTTGCTGCTGAAGGAATGGCCTGCTGAAAAGCCTTCGGAGATTCTTTCTGACACGCTATGGTCATTTGACAACACCACCATCATGCCTCCAGAAAATTATGAGATGGATCAGCAAACGACCGTTGTCCTCAAAGGCTATTTCTTTCCAAGAGGCAACCGAAACATCAAGGTGACCTATTATGCCGGATATGCGAGTCCTGTTTTTGGTGGCGGAGGTTTTCCGTTGCCGACAGAACTCAACCAAGCCTGCATTATGCTCGTCGCATGGCAATACCAGCTACGAGCTGACAGACGCCTCGGCATTGCTTCAAAGGGCAAGCAAGGCGAGTCGATCTCTTATGTCAAAGGTCTTCCGACTGAAATCTCACTGATGCTTGATTTGCATATGCGCATGGAATTGCCATTCACCTCAACAGGAATCGGCAACGGATGATTCGCTCAGACGCCAAAGCACTTGAAGCTCGCATTATGGCAAAGCTCGAAAAGTTCTTGCCACAAAGCGAGAAGATTCCTCCTGTCTTACACAGGATTGGTGCTTTGCTGCGCACTGAAATGATTATGAACGCCACAAGGAAGAACATCGTTGACACTGGTGCTCTGAAGAACTCAATCAACTATGAGATTGAAGGCACGACCGTTTCGGTTGGTTCTTTCGGCGTTCCTTATGCCAAGTATCACGAGTTTGGTGCGAACCTTGGGCCTGCTGGAATGAGGGCCATGTTTGCAGCAATGCGAGCAAGACGAGCAGGTTCTGCGAAGCGATACAGAGACAAGAACGTCGTGGTCAATGAAACATTGAAGCCTCGACCATTTGTCAGACCAGCCTTTCAAAGTAAACTGAGTCAGGTGAGAAGAATCCTTGCAGAATACGGAGCACTGTGATGCCAGTTGCATATGACTCAGACATTCTTGACGCGCTGGAGACTCAGCTCAAGACTCTTACCTGGGCAAAGGTTGTTGAGACTGAAAATATACGTCTGGCTTTTTCAGAACTTGGCGAGCACGAAGTTCCTTACATTCAAGTCTATGACAACGGCCAGGTCTTTGAGCATCAGCGAGGCGAAGTGCTGACACGCTGGCAGGTGGCTGTTGAGCTTGTCCTTCGGTCGGCTTCAGAGAACCAAGTCAACATGAGAACACTCTTGGATAAGCGCCAAGAAGTTGAACAGTGCATCGGTTCCAAGGTGAACCTCGGCATTCCAGGCGTGGTCAATGTGCTATACCTTAGCAACACGCCAGACATTCAGATTGTGAAGCCGTTTTATGTGACGACTATGCTCTTTGAGGTGGTTTACCGGAAACGGTATGTGTCTGATTGTTGATGTGATACGCTCTCAAATGAACTTCGCTCAAAGACTGAGCTTCGCCTTATGTTTTGGAGGACAAAATGTCGAAGAATTATGCTTCAATCTATGCAAACACTGGTGACAGCTCGGCGCTGAACCAACGCTTTTATCTCAAAGAAGAAGTCATCAAAGGAACGATGGCTATTCCAGCAGCATCGGATTACTTCTTTGCATTGTCTGGCGGCTCCATCAGCTTCAGCCAGCCAATCACTTCCTCGCCTCACCGTTCTGGACGCCACAACAACAACACCATCAAGGAAAAGAAAGCTCTTGAATGGTCGCTGCCAACGATGGTCAACATCGACACTGCTGCGGCACAAGGCACCGGCGCTCTTGAGTCTGCGCTGCGCGTCCTTTGGAAATCGCTGCTTGGTCGTGAAACGGTTCCAGGCGCGGTGCAATATGACTCCGCTCAAGATCCAAGCGTCACGTTCAGCCTTTTTGAAGTGGGCGATAGATGGGCAAAACAGTCCTTTGGGAATTTTGTGGACGCTTGCGAAATCTCTCTTCCAGGCGACGGCCAATCGCAGTTGAGCTGGTCTGGCATGGGCGTTGAATCCTACTTGGTCGGCATCGGCAAATCGACAATCAGCAACGATGGCGGTCAGACAGTCACAGTTCAGGCTGGCGAAGGCAAACGCTTTCCAGTTGGCGCTCGTGTCATGTTGGTTGAAGCTGACGGCTCGACTCGTTCCGCGGACACACCTTCTGGCTCGGCTCGTAAGGTTGTCTCTGTCTCTGGCGACGTTATCACTCTTGATGGCGTTGCTCTGGCTGATGCTGACGGCTCATCGACTCCTGTTTATCTGTGCTACTTCGAGCCTGTCCTTGCAGGAACCGAAGGCATCGACAATCCGCAAACTGGCTTGCAAGGTACTTTCACAAGCTCCAGCATTCCAGGCAATCCTTGCATCCGTTCGGCAACCATCTCTGTCGCCAACGGCCATGAGATTGTGAACTACTGTTGGGGAACCGACGCAGCTTCTGGCTCAATCTTTGTTCCGGCAAGCCGTTTGGAAGTCAGCGTTTCAATCGAGCTGAACCTGAACCATGAGTTGGTTGAGTTCTATAACGCAGTGCAGTCTTTCGAGGCTCAAGACCTGAACTTCAAACTCGGCGACACAGCGTTGCGCTTCTTGGAAATCGACTTGCCAAAGGTCATCTTCCAAGTGCCTTCAATCGACGTGCCTGAAACTGGTTCGATTCCTGTCTCCTTCGAAGGAACCGCTTACCAGAGCGCACTTGACGCCGCTGATGAAATCGTGGTGTCATACCAGTAAGCAACGAGAGGACGGTATCCTTTCTGACTCGATGGCCTTTGGCTGTCGAGTTTTTTTGTTTATGATAAGAGCGCACAGGAGTGCATCAACCAAGAAGGAAGTCATCATGGCAATCAATTTGTCTGCTATTCAGGACTCTGTTTTCACATTCATCTCATCCAAAGATTCGGCTATTGGCAATCCGCAAAACTATGCGGCATACTTGGAATCGCTTGATGAGTCGCTGCTGGCGCTGAATGGCGAACCAACACGATTCCATCTCGCGGTTTCGTCAAAGCTCAAGGACGTGCTCGCTGCGAAAGATGGTCTGACCTCAATCGCAATGAAAGCCAAGGATGGCGGTGACATTCCACTTTACTCGCTGATGTATCAGCAAGTTCGGGTTTCTCTCAAAGACATCAAAACTGGCGCTGAATCAATGTTCCGCAAAGGTGCCGACGGTCACGCTGCCGATGACCTTATGGCTGCCTTGGCTGCGAACGACATCTTGCCTGAGCTGTTTGCTGCATTGCAGAACAAACAACAAAACCGGAGTCCTGAAATCGCAAAAAAAGACTAAGCGCACTTCTTGAGTTGACCTTTGCCGACCATGCAAAGCTCAAGAAAGAAGGACGCAACTTTGATTGCAATGGATGCAAGGTCGCCAAGCTCAGACGCTGCCAAGAAGACAGATGGGATTTCACCGACAAGGATGCGAACATCTTTCCGATGTACGTTCAGCAAGGCGGTGAACTTTACGGTTTCTGTCCTGCCAAGGCGACTTGGGATTCCTGGACAGTGACAATGTACCGCGCTCTTGTCTGTGCTGTGGCCACTGGCGCACAATGGAACTCTGGAGGCATCTCGGAACAACCAGAATGGTGGATTGACCTGCTATCATGGTTCTCGACGCGCTATGATATGAGCAACTTCAGCCACAAGGCTAGAATGGTGCTAGGTGATGGCGACAAAGCCAAGACTCAAGGAGTGAGCAAGAATGGCAATCAGCAAAGACCAATTAACCGTCGAGGTCGTTCTTGATTCCTCCGGTGCCATCAAAGGCATAAAAGACCTCGAAGGCCAGTTTCTTGCCTTTGACAAGGTCGTAGCACAAAGCTCAAAGACGACAGACAAAGCCAATCAATCCACTGGCAAGGTAGGCGATGCGTTCGCTGGCTTGTCAGCAACGCTTTCCAAGGCTGCGTTGCCATTGCTGGCAGTTCAAACAGCAGTTGCAGGAGTGACACAGGTCTTTGGCGTACTTTCAAACACGCTTGGTTCATTCGTCAATGACTTTGCTGCTGCCGAACGCGCTCAAACTCTTCTGACGCAGGCTATCGAGAACTCAGGTGGTCGCATCCAGAACAGTGCTGATGCCTGGGGCGCTTACCTTGATCAGCTTCAAGAGGTCAAAGCCGTTGATGCTGACGTTCTCCGAGGACTTGTCGCACAAGCCGTCCAAATGGGCTTCAGTGAAACGCAAATCAAGTCATTGGTAGAAGCATCCATTGGCTTGTCAAAAGTGACTGGTGACTCTCTTGATGGTTCGTTTCAAAAGCTGATTGGTACCACGCGAGGAATGGCTCGTGGCTTGTCGGCCATGATTCCAGAACTTCAGAATCTTACAGATGAGCAACTGCGCTCAGGCGATGCCTTTGCCATCGTTGCAGGCAAGTACAAATCCGCTGCTGATGGTGCTGGTTCATACACATACTCGGTCAAACAAGCTAGCTTGGCGGCCGGAGAACTGAGCGAAGACGTTGGTCGCTTGATTGTCGAGTCTGTGAACCTTCGAGGCGCAATGGACGCTGCAACAAGCGTCATTAATGGCGTCCGAAACGCAATCGCTGCTGTCGATATGGAAGCGTTATCCAAGAGCTTCAAAGAGTTCATCTCAGTCGCTGGCCCAATTGCCTTGGTCATTGGCGCTGCCGTTGCAGGCTTCACTGGATTGACCGCTGCTGCTCATGCTGCCGTGATTCCAGTGGTGCTTCTCATTGGAAAGTTCGCCTTGATTGCTGCCGGAATCGCTGGCGTGATTGCTGCCATTGAAATCTTGGTGAGAAACACCGATCTTCTCGGCAATGCTTTTGCAATCGTCGCCAACGCAATAGGAATGCTGCTGCTCAATCCGCTTGAGAATGCTGCTTTTGCGCTGAGAGATTTCTTCGGACTGTTTGGCGATAACGCGATGACGAAGGCGGCAGATCAAGTCTTCAAAGGTCTTGAGAAGGCAGTCAACTCTCTGAAGGACAATGTTTCCAAGAACTTCTCCACGATCAAGAACAACATCGACACAGGTTTCTCTGGCCAGGTCATCAAGCAAGCATCAAATCTGATGAATGGATTCTCTGGTGAGACAAAGAAGGCTGATGTTGCTCTCAAAGCACTTGGTGAGACTGGCGCACGAGTCAAAGTCATCGACGAGAAGGCCATCGAAAAAGCCAACGCAGCTTTGAAAGACATTCAAAAGCAGACAGACGCTTTGAAGTTGTCGGCTGCGCTGACTGGCCAAGACGAAATCACGCAAATCAAAGCAAAAGCTGAAGAGCAGATGCGCGTCATCGACTTGAAGCGGAAAGAGTTGGCTGACCAAGGCATCTTGAACAGCAAACACAAAGAGGCGCTCGAAGCTCAAAAGCAAGCCGTGATTGAGAATCGCAACGCCTCCATTCAAATGGAATATCAAAAGAAGATTCTCGAATCACAGAAAGAACCATTGGCTTCCTTGAAGAACATGGTGGAAGAAACCAACAAGCAATACCAGCAAATCGAAGACTCGAATCAAGGCACTTTTGAAATCATCGACAAACAAACTGCTCGCGAACTGGACAAGATTGCAGCATTGGAAAAGCAGCTCGAACTGACTGGCGCTTTGACAGAAGAGAATCAAGCAGCTTTGGACAAGGCCAAGGAAGCGATCCTTGAGATGCAAAGCGAGAAGACAGGCGCAGCCATCATGTCTGGCATCAACAGCGCAATCGCAGCAGCTCAAGGTGGTGCAGATGCGTTAGTTGGCAACCTGATCAACCAGATTGGCAAAGCGTTCGGGCCTAAAGGTGAAATGATTGCTGGTGTGGTCAACTTGCTACGCAAAGGAAAAGAGTTCACAAAGCAACTTGGCCAAGACCTAGTTGCCATCATTGCTGACTTGCCACGCATGATAACAGAAGGCGCTGTTGGCTTAATTGAAGGATTGGTTGAAGGCCTTAGCAAGCTGCTTGGCGATCCAAAGGCTGTGCAGGCCTTCGTTCAGAGCCTTGTGAAGATGATGCCAACCGTCATGGCTGCGCTGGTTCGTGCGGTGCCTCAGCTTGCAATCGCATTGTCGCGTCCATCGTTCTGGATTGGCGTTGTAAAGGCTTGGGTCACTGCCACCATTGATGGCTTCGGCGAGGTCTTCAAATCAATCGGTGATGCACTTGGAACCATTGGCCGTGAACTTGGCGATGCCATTGGAAAGGCACTCACTGATGGACTCAAGATCTTCGAGCAAGTCGGAACAATCGTCTGGAACGGCCTCAAGCAAGCCTTCACATGGCTTGGTGATTCATTGGCTTCCATTGGCGATATGCTCTGGAACGGCATCAAAGGCGCGTTCGAGAAGGTCGGAAACTTCTTCGAGGAGTTGTTCCGATTCGAAGGCGGTGGAACTGGCGCAGTTGAAGACTTCTTGGGCTTTGACTTTCCTTGGTTCGCATTCGCAGAAGGCGGTGTGGTTCCTGGAAAAGCCACTGTCTTTGGCGATTCTTACAAGAACGACACTGTGCCAGCTTTGCTTTCTCCTGGCGAAGTGGTCATTCCTCGCAGCAAGATGCAAGATCCGGCCAATGCGCGACTCGTTTCAGCCATCATGAAAGGTGAAGAGGTTGGCATGCACGCTCGCGGCTTGATTGGCAACATCAAGGACGTGTTCTCTGGCAAGAAGAGCGTAGGTGATGCACTGAAAGACGCTGGAACAGCTATCGTCGATGGTGTGAAAGAAGGCTTTCGTGCAATTGGTGACGTGCTCACGCCTGACTGGATTGCTGACCTGTGGGATTCATTGAAGCGGTTCATCAGCAACATCGACCTGAAGAAGCTCATTTCTGATCCGTGGAACACCATCAAAGGCGCAATCAAGGCATCTCTCGACTTCTTGTCAGAGCCATTCAAGAAGATGATGTCGCTCGATAACAAAGGCAAAGGCGGTGGACGAGCTGATAACTACAAAGGCTCGAACCGTCCTGAAGCAATGCTCGGCCAGATTGACGTATCCGAGGTTCTAAAAAACATCAGAATTGAGCTTGGTGCGATTGGACGTGCAAACGGTGGTTTCATTCCTGGAACTGGAAACACTGATTCCGTTCCTGCACTGCTGACACCAGGAGAGTTCGTCATCAACAAAGCAGCAGCTCAGAGCCTTGGAAGTGGCTTGCTCAACCAACTCAATGCTGGTCGCATTCCGATGCAAGAATCTGCTCCAGTTTTCAACATCAATCTCAACATCGAGACAAAAGATGCTCTGGATGCTAATTTCATCCGAAGCACTTTGATTCCAACAATTAAAAGCGAATTGAAAGCAAGCTCTCTGCGTGGTGACTTTGTTCTCAGTGCGAAAGGAGTTCGCTCGTGATTGAACTGATTCAGTATGGATACTTGGAGACTCCTTATCTAAGCGAGTTTCCGTATCTTCAGCCAGCAGCAGAGCAAGGCTTGGCTTTACAGACCGAGTATCGCCTTGGCACAGACCATCCAGTCGCGTTGCAGTTCCTTGGCACACTGGTCAAAGACAAACCAATCGGGACACAGTTCTCTGGTCTGATTGAGAACTTTGAGAAACCTCTTGGCTTGCAGACCACATATGACATTGGCGTCGACCATCCAGTCGCATTGCAAACTGAAGTCATCAACACGCAGGACAAGGCACTTGCAACTCAAGGCACGTTGACCATTCAAAAGGAAAACATCGCTGGCTTGCAGTTTGATGCTTTCATCACTCAAGACAAAGTTCTCGGCCTTCAGACAGAAAGGCTGTTTGACGGCAAAGAGAAAGCCAAAGGCGTTCAGTTCCGTGCAAGCAAGGTGTTGCCTCACTACGAATGCCCTGGACTTGGCTACCTGAACGACGTTCCTTACTTGACACAGTATCAATATCTCGCACCATTCTACTGCGTTCCTTGGGGTATACAGTTCACGGCAGTCAAGGAAGAAGCACGAGCATTCCAGTTCCGTTCGGCACTGTACAACACGACCAACTTGCGCATCTTGGTTGATTTCCCAAGCCGTGGAACAAGTGGCACGAACTGGACAGTGACAAGCACACAAGCAAGCTCAACCAACAGCTTCTCGGTGAACAACCTAAATACCGACATCGTTGAGCAGTATTGGCGCTCGGCAACTGGTGTTCTATCTGCGACAATCACTTGCGACACTGAGTTGCCTCAAGGTGTGTACCTCGACACGATGGCCATCTTGAATCACAACCTGTCAGGCTCTGCGACCATCATCCTTGAAGGTTCAAACGATCCGAGCTTTGGAACGATTCCAGTCAACATTGAGCTTCAATACGAAGCGAACAACATGTACTACATCGCACCAACGCTGCCATTGAATCCATATCGTTACTGGCGCTTGAACGTGAGCGATCCAGGTTCAGCAGATGGCTTCCTGCGCATTGGCACAATCGTCTTTGGTGCAGCAGTCATCTTCACAAACGAGAGCTTTGTTGACCGCGTTCGCTTTGGTCAGAAGCAGTTCATCGACAAGGTGTACACAGAAGGCTTCACGAACGTCAGCAACGACCGTGGCAAGAAGAAATACCTCGGTCTTGAGTTTCGCAATCTGGCGTACGGCAAGGCCAACTTCCAGTCTATGCGTGAAATCTTCGACTATGCAGGCGTGACCTTGAAGTGCCTCTATATTCCAGTGCCTCAGCAGGCAAGCCGCTTTGCAGTGTTCGGTAAGCTAGCAGACATTCCAGCAGAGGAGCACAACTACAAAGGCGCTGATGCCGACTATGTGGACTTTTCAATCGACGTGGATGAATCGCTATGAGTTCATCGAATCGCAAGCCATATCTCACGGCCACCAGCATTGACCAGGCATTGCTTGACGCTGCTGGTGACAACCTTAGCAACCAGATTGAGCTGATTGTGGACATCGAAGCGCCAGATGGTTCAATCATCCGCGCGTCTGACAGAAACAAGTACGTTGGTGAGCATTTCTACGAAGCATTGACCAACTTTCCAGACGTCATCAGAACGGTCGGTGAATGGCTCAATGGCGGTCTTGTCTTTTCAGAGATGAGCTTCGAGCTGTCCAACGCTGATGGTCGGTTCAACAAGTTCCTGCCAGGTGGTGATGACTTTGCCGGATGGATTGGCAGACGCATCACCGTCAAGATTGGCCTGCGAGATGTTGAGTCGAGCTTCTTTCAAATCTTCCGTGGTGAAGTGACAGACGAGGCTGGCTTCGGAAGAACGGTCAAGTCAATTACCATTCGCGCTCGTGATGTTCTTGAAAAGACCAATGCCACATTTCCTTCAGCCGTGTTCAACATCACAGACCATCCAAAGGCTCTTGATGAGCTTTATGGCCAGACGATTCCAATCATCTATGGAGACTGGTCTGAAAGCGTCACAACAAACACGGCTTCAGTGCCAGCGTATGCAATCAACGCAGCCGACATCTTCGTGAACAATGAAGAACTGACCGTGACGATTGCCTTGGGAACTCCTGCTGTGTTTACAGCTCCAGGTCATCGGCTTGAAGCAAATGACCAAATTGATCTGATGACAGAAGGAACGCTTCCGACTGGAATAAATCAAGGAAAACACTACATCAAGACCGTGTTGTCTTCTTCGACTTTTACAATCTCAACAACACTTGGTGGGCCAGCCTTGAACGCTTCCGGCACTCAAAGCGGTCGGCATTATGTGACAAAGCATTCAAATGAACCGCACGAGAATGTGAAATGCGTCATTGCTGCAAACACGCTCTCGTTGTTCGACTCTTCAAACGTGTATATCAGACGTTCTGGTGCTTACTACCGCATTCCTTCCACTGAGATTCAAAACATCTCAATTACCAAGAATTATTTCGAGATTAGACAAGACAACGGAACTTGGTTCGATGGTGCAAAATACTTCTTCAACAAGACCGATGAAATCTTTGTTCGCTGCAAAGGCAAAAGCCTTGCTGGATATGACGACAACGCTGTGGCGATTGCTCAAGATATTCTGACAACATATGCAGGAGTCGTGTCTGGCGACTTGGACGCTTCTTGGTCGACTTACAAGAACAAAGCAACTCCAAGCACTGGAGCAATCTCGACCTGGAAGGCCAGAGCGTGGATTGGAGAACCTACGCTTGCGATGGAATACGCGGTAAATCTGCTTCAGCAGGTCAGGATTCAGTTGTTCCAAAACAAAAGTGCAAAGCTCGATCTTCATGCTCTGCATTGGGATGAATTTGATGACACGCCGAGCTTCATAGCCAAGAACTGGGATATTGAACGCGAATCTCTCAAGCCGACTCTGGATGTGCAGAACAACTTCAATCGTTCAAGAGCCGTGTATGGTTACTCGCCTGAATCGAGAGAAAGCATCTTCTCGACAGCCTGGTACATCAACTCAGCAGCCATCAGTCAGACAGGTCGAACGCTGACACGCGAGCTGTCTTATCCGAACTTGTATCGCTTGGCGGATGTTGAGATTCAGGTAAAGGAAACGCTGAAGCTGGCTTCTGGATATCGCGAAGTGATTGAACTTACGCTTACAAACAGAGCAATCTTGCAGGACATTGGAGAATGGATTCTGCTTGATGTTCAAGTCGGCTCTGTTCAGCTCAATGGCGTTCCATGCCTTATCCGCGAAATAGGCTATTCTCCTGATGGATTGAAGCTGCCTGTCAAACTATGGTCATTCGCAATGCTACCGTTCGGTTCTTGGAATCCTGGTTTTGCTGGTATTGTTGGAGGTGAGTCGGCCACCATTTCAGCCGAATGAGTTTTGTTGTATCTTTTAGCAAGTCACTATCGAAAGGAATTTCTCATGGCTGTTATTTTGACCGTTTCGGAAACTCTCGGAGGAAGCGAAGTTGCTGACTCATTGGCAGGCTCTGGCACAGGCGTTGACCTTGGACAGGTCGTTAACGGTCAGTATGCGCCAATTATCGACCAGACGCTGAACACTGGCGCTCAGGTGCTTTACCTGCGTCACAATGCAGTGGTCGATCCAATCACAAACCTGAAAATTTACCTCGACAGCTATTCACGCACTGGCTTCACCTATGGTGGTGCAGCTACGGCATCTGGAGACTACAACAGCCTCAAGGCTGAAGGTTCTGCTTCGGACGTGACAGCGGCAGCCAAGAACAACTCGAACGGTCTGGCAGGCGGCATCTGGATGGAGCAGCAATACGACGTTGCTACATCGAACCAGTTCGACATCGCCACAGCTCGCGGTTCAGATCCTGGAACCAAGTTCGTTCAAATCTTCGGCAAGTCTGCACAAGGCATCGACGAGGCTACTGCTTATGGCGTCATAAAAGAGGCTTGCCTTTACACGCCAGACAACTTGGCAGAGAACGCTCCATCGGCTCCGGTTGATGGCAAGATTGGCGTTGAAACAGACAACGTGCTCGGAAACCGCGCTAAGCTGCGCTTCCGCATCTACCTGCGTGAGGCTTTTGCAGATGGTGGTATCTTCCAGGCAGCTTTGATTGCTCGCTTCTCATACACAGCTTGATGACAGGTGGAGCGTAACAAGATGTTGCCTCTTATGCAGCCAAAAGAACCATTCAGAGCCTTGCGGTGGAAGTTCGAGTACGCCGACAAGGCTGCTCGTGTTGGTGCTTGGGATGACTCAGCACCAGAGGAATCTGCTAAGGACTGGAAACAACCACGGCAAGGTTTGCTGTTTGCCTGTATCGAAGCCAAGGATCACTACGGTGTGATTCATCGCGTCTTTGAATGTGCTGGGCCTGATTTCTGCAACTTGCAATGGGAAATCGCTGCACAGTTGAATACGAAAGGACAGCCAGGCAGGTATCGAATCATTGGCTTGACGCTTGTCTCACGCTATCATCGCGCTACTTTATTCCACAAAGGACAAACGTCGGTTGAGAAACGCGACGCTGACGACTTAGACAATCATTACTCTTACGGAAAGGTGTAACGTATGCCAAATCCAACATCTCCATACGGTCGTCAGCAGCTTGATTGGCCCGACCTTGGATCAGATCCAGGCTCAACGCTTCATACGCAAATCACAACTGCGATTGGAATCTTGAGCAATCAAGTCAATAGCCGCTGGTCTGGTGAACAGACACTTTCCGATGGTTCAACTTACGATATAGAACACAACTTCGACGCAGTGCTTGCAAACTTGAAGATCTTTGTCATTGAATCCGGCGTGGTTCTTAGCAAAGCCTTGCAAGACGCTTCTTATGAGTTCACCTTTGTTGATAACAACACAGTGCGCGTTGAAAACATTTCCGGCGGTTCAAAGACCTTTCAGGTTTATGTTTTCCCAAGTCACCTGAACATTCGCGCTACTGACCTTGATGCGGCTATCGACATTGACACCACTGGAAAGCTCTCAATCGGTGGACGATTCGCAGCAGCTCAGACAGCAAACGTGCAAAGCGGTTCAAACGTCACACTTGGCGATCCTGACTCGATGGCAGTCACGCTTTCTGGAGCTGGATTGGCTTCAGTTGATGGAATTACCGCTCCGGCTGATTCAAAAGGCAAAGTGGTCATCTATCACAACAACAGCGGTGGAACTGTTCAGTTCAACGACCAAACTGGTACAGCAGCGAACCAGATTTATACAGGTACAGGCGCTCCATTGCAGCTTGCTGATAAAGCATCGCTGATTGTTCGCTATGACACAGTTCTTTCCAAATGGCGTGTTATCGGTTCGACCGGAGGCGGTGGAGCAGAACTCACGGTGACTCAGGCAAATACCTTTGTCGCTGGTGAAGCTCTGTACTTCAACGGAACTGTATGGGCCAAGGCACAAGCCAACGCTCTCGGAACCGTGGCAATCGGTATCATCAAGTCCAGAACGGCATCAAACTTCATTCTGACGCTTCTTGGTGAGATTACTCTTTCCGGTCTGACTCCAGGAGCATTGTATTACCTTGATGCTGCAACGGCTGGCGCTTTGACTATCGTTCAACCATCGGCACCGAACTTCTCTCAGCCAGTCGGTATTGCTCTCTCGGCAAGTAAGTTCCTCGTTGGTATCCAGAGAGCACTGGACTTGCGTGGGCCAGCGCCTACGGTTTCAACTGCAACGTCACTCACGGCTGGTGGAACAATCACTCTGTCCGTGGCAGCGCATGAAGAACAGATTCTCGTTGGTACAGCGGTCGTTGGTGGAGTGACTTTGGCAGCAGCGGCATTTGGCTCAACGGCTCCAGTGAACGGTAAGAAGGTCATTCTCATTGGTAACTCGGATGACAACACCATCAGCTTGACTGCTGACATTACGCCAATCGCCAAAGGCTTGTGGTTGAATGGTGACATTCAGCTT